ATCAATCATACCTTGATAAGATTGATCTATAAGTTGTCTTTTTTCATCAGGTGGTATAGTTGGATTTTTATATACTACATCTATTAATTCTCTAAAACCTTGCATTGCCGTTGCTTCTCCTTCTAATGATAATTGTAATATACCATCAGGTCCTTGTTCCGTGTTTAGACCTTCTTCAGTTAAGATTTCAAATTGTTTAATAATTTCATTAGGATCTGTTAATTTATTAATAGTATTAAATCTAATTTTTGCATCATTAAAAGTTT